GGCAGGAGCAACAGCCAGCAGCGAGCCCTCCTGAACTCTGACTGCCCAGCCGTGTACCAGGCGGTGAACACGTTGCAGGCCACCCAGTGGCGGGTCAACAAGACCACGAATATGCTGCTGCGCCATGTGACGGACAACGGCTGGTCCGGCGTAGGCCTCCCGGCTCACCCCGGGGAACGCTACACGCCCCCGGCGAAGCCTTACGAGAAGGGGGACCCGGACTGGGTGGAGCACACCCGGAAGATGCGGGCATGGCACATCGCCAGCGACAGCTTCCACAAAGCAGCAGCCAGGACGGCCAAAACTCTCTCAACGTCAAAGGCTTACGCACCCCTCCCCCACTTCCACATGGTCCACACGGTGGACTGGAGGGGCCGCTGCTACCCTCAGGCGGGTGCTCTGGGCTATCAGGGGGCCGAGCATCAGCGGGCAATGGTCGAGTTTGCTCGCCCGGAGCCGGTGGGGGAGGGGCTGGAGTGGTTCCTCATCACCGGGGCCAACCTCTTCGGGGTTGACAAAGTGCCCCTGGAGGACCGCGTTGCGTGGGTCAAGACGAACACCGAGGAGCTGATCGCCACCGGGCAGAACCCGACCTCTAACCGTATGTGGATGGAGGCCGACAAGCCTTTCCAGTTCGCGGCCTGGGCCGCTGAGTACGCACGATTCCAGCATGAGGGGGAGAGCTTCATGAGCCACCTGCCCATCGGCGTGGACGGGAGCTCAAACGGCCTCCAGATCTACAGCCTCCTCCTGCGGGACGCCGTGGGCGGCTCTGCAACCAACTGCACACCGTCCGGCGCACCACGGGACATTTACCAGCTCGTGGCCGACAAGGCGACCGAGATGATCCGCCAAAAGGGCAGTGTCACTAGTGACCCAAGGGAGCGCCGCTGGTGCCGCCAGATCTTGGCCTTCTGCAAGACGCAGGGGTTTGAGGGTCTGCCGCGCAAAGCAGCGAAGCGCCCCACGATGGTGCTGCCCTATGGCGGCACGCTGTACTCCTGCCAGGGATATCTCTCGGAGTGGTACACGGACATCGTGCGGGGTCGGAACATCCCCGAGGATGAACACCCCTTCCCCCAGCGTGACGCCTTCCAGGCCTTGAACTTCCTTGGGGCCATCATGTGGGACGCCCTGGGAGAGGTTGTGGTGAAGGCCCGCGAGGCTATGGACTGGATGCACAAGGTGTCCGACATCGTGTCCTCAGAGGGCGCACACGCTGCCTGGACGACCCCCTTGGGTCTCCGGTGCCAGCAGAGCTACCGCAAGGGCAAGAAGCGCCGTGTCTCCCTCATGAGCGGCTCCCGCATCAACTTGCAGGTGTGGGACAGCACAGACAAGGTGGACACCCGCAAGTCCCGCAACGGATTTGCCCCGAATTACATCCACAGCCTCGACGCGGCGGCTATGATGCACACGACGAACCTGCTCAGCACGCAGGGCGTCACCGACTACCGGATGATCCACGACGATTACGGCACACACGCGAGGCACGCTGTGACACTCGGCAAAACGCTCCGCTACGCCTACGTTGATATTTTCCGACATGACCTCTTGCAGGCCCTCCACGCGGAGCTTACTCTGCAACTTCCGGGGGCGGACATACCGCCTCCTCCCAGCGAGGGCAACCTCGCGCTAGACTCACTTCTGAACTCGAAATACTTCTTCGCGTAACCAACAATGACTATTCTCAAAAGCCCCATCGGTTCCACCCTCTTCGCCTCCCTCACCGAGGCCGTCGTCTTCTCGCCCAACGGCAAGACCCGACCGACCCCGGAGGAGCCCGGCCACTTCGAGACGCTGCTCGTCCTCGACCCGTCCAAGAAGGATGTCGAGACCTTCCTCGACCAGCTGGCCTCCGAGGCCGACCAAGCTGCCAGCACCCAAGGCGGCAAGAACCGCAGGGACCCCCTGTACTCTCTCACGTCAGACGTTGACGAGAACAAGCAGCCCACGGGCTACGTCCGCCTCAAGTTCCGCTGCCCCGCTGGCGGCACGACGAAGACGGGCAAGCAGTGGAGCACGACGATCCCCTTCTTCGACGCCGTGGGTCAGCCGATGACGCCGGACGCTGAGCTGGGTAACGGCTCCAAGGTCCGCTGCTCCTTCGAGCTTCGCCCCTACGCCACCGGGGGCCTCACGGGCGTCTCCCTGCGTCTCCGGGCGGTCCAGGTAGTCGCCGCCGAGTACCGCGCCATGCCTTCGGCGGGTGACTTCGCAGGCGAGGAGGTCGAGGCCGAGAGCTTCGACTTCTGATTCTGGACTGGCAGCGTGGCCCTCAGCACGCCGAATGGGTGGGAAGCCCAAGCACACACAGCACCGATCATGACCTTCTCTTCAGAGCGCCACCAATGCCCCGCCTGCGACTGCAAGCGCGGCGTTGCCGTAGACACGGAGACCGGGGTGGGCCACTGCCACCGCTGCTCCAAGTCATTCCCACCCGGCCCCGAATTCGACTTCACCCCTAAGGAGACCAGCTTGGCTTCGCTCATCCCCCAGGATACCATCACATACGGAGACCTCGATTCACGGGGCATCTCCATCATCACCTGCCGCAAGTATCGGTACGGTGTCGCCGCGTACAACGGCCAACGCTGTCAGGTGGCTCAGTTCACCGACGCGGCGGGGGTCGTCCGGGCGCAGAAGCTGCGGATGCCCGACAAGAAATTCGTCTGGCTGAACGGCGAAGGCGCTGACGAGGTGAAGGGCCTCTTCGGGAAGACGCTCTTCCACGACGGGGGACGCACGAGGGCCAACGGGCTCAAGTCACGCCTCGTCATCACCGAGGGGGAGCTGGACGCGCTGGCGTGCTCCGAGGCCCTGGGCAACTGGCCGGTGGTCTCCCTGCCCGACGGTGCGGCCTCTGCGGCCAAGTGGTTGAAGAGGGACCTGGAGTTCGTGGAGAGCTTCGAGGAGATCGTCTTGGCCTTCGACAACGACGAGGCGGGCCAAGAGGCCACGCAGAAGGCTCTCGCACTCCTCTCCCCCGGTAAGGCGAAGATCGTGCGCTGGCCCGCTGACTGCAAGGACGCCTGCGATGTCATGAAGGAGCGGGGCGGCGCCGAGCTTCGCAAGATCATCTGGGACGCAGCCGCGTACTCCCCCGAGTGGGTGGTTGACGGAGACGAAATCCTGGACGAGATCTTCTTCGGAGGTCTTGAGCCGGGCTTCCCGTGGCCCTGGGCCGGACTCGACAAGGCCTTCCAGGGCATCCGCCCCAAGCAGATGACCCTCATCGCCGCAGGCACCAGCTCCGGTAAGAGCCTCTTCTGTCGCCACCTCGCACTGCACTGCGCGGAGCAAGGTAAGCGGGTCGGCTACATCGCCCTTGAGGAGAGCCCCCGGCAGAGCGCCTTGGGCGTGTACGGGATCGCCCTGCGTAGGCACCTTCAGCTTGAGCAGGACCTCCCCGAGGATGACATCAGGGCCGTCCATGAGCGCATCGGGGACCGCCTGACTTTCACCAAGCACTGGGGCTCTGTGTCGGAGGATGACTCCCTCGTCAAGAAGCTCCGGCACTGCATAAAGGCGTTGGGCTGCGGCGTGCTGGTCCTGGACCACGTGAGCATGGCCGTCTCAGGCATGGACGCCTCAGCCGACGAGCGTCGCACCCTGGACAAGTTGATGACAGACCTCCGGGGCCTCGTTGAGGAGACCGGGGTTCACCTGTTCATCGTCAGCCACCTGCGGCGTGCGAAGGACGGGAGCCACGAGGAGGGCAAGAGCGTCTCCACGGCGGACCTCAGGGGCTCGCACAGCTTGGGCCAGATCCCCGATAACATCCTGGCATTGGAGAGGAACCAGCAGGCTGATGACCCACAAGCGAGGAACACGACTAAAGTTCGTGTGCTCAAAAACCGAGATATGGGTATCCTGGGTGTCGTCGAGGCCTTATCCTTCAACCACGCCAACCACTGCCTGACGGCTATCCCGGTTGACGAGACACCCGCAACCACCTACGAGGACTTTACATAATGGCACCCCGCAAGAAACGCCGACTCCCCCAGGCACTTCAGCTCCGTAACACGAACGTTGTTGTTCGAGAGGAGTCCTCTCTGATGGACTTCGTTATCGTGGTCTCTATCATCTGCATCGCCCTCCCCTGGCTGGTATGGTTCCTAGGATGAGCGACCGAGACAAAAACGTCATCGTCGGCCTCGTGGGTTACCCCGGCTCGGGCAAGGACGCCTTGGCCGAAGAGCTTTGCCGCTGGGGTGGCTACACCCGATATGCCTTCGGGGATGCGGTGAAGAGCCTCCTGCTCGCCACGGACAAGACCTACGGAGACTCCCTGGAGCGCCTGGAGGACTGGAAGCGCAAGGGGCTACACGATACCCGCGAGAAGCTCCAGAACCTCGGCCAGCGCCTGCGGGACTATGACGAGGACTTCTGGATCCGCTCCATGCCCGCCGTCCTCGCGGACAGGGCGATCGTAACGGACATCAGATATCCCAATGAGCTGACCTGGGTCAAAGAAAGGGGTGGTACAGTGGTCGCCATCCAAAGGCCCGGCTACGGCCCGGTCAACGACCACCAATCCGAATCGAACACTACCCGTCTGCTGAAACTCGCGGACATCACACTCACGAATCATGACACAGTTGCCGAACTCGCAGCCCGCTTCAACACCGCTCTCTGACGATGTCCTCGTTTTCGATCTGGAGACTAACGGCCTCCTCCCCGAACTCCACACCCTTCACTGCCTCGCAGTCGCTCCAGCGTCTGCAACGAGTGCTGAAGAGGTGCTTCTCTTCCACGACGACCCGGAAGTCACGCCGTGCGCGGGCACTACGAAGGAGGGTGTCGCGTACCTCACGGCCCATGTTGACGGCGGCGGTAAGCTCGCCGGACACAACATTCTCGGGTACGACCTCCCGGCTCTTGAAAAGTTGTTCGGTGTGCGGATGCCAACGGACGCTATGTACGACACGGTTGTGTGGTCACGCCTAGTCTACTCTGACCGCAAGGAGCGCGACTTCCGCCTCTACGAGCAGGGCCGCATCGAGGGCAAGTTCATCGGGCAGCACTCGCTGGCCTCATGGGGTGCCCGACTCGGAGAGCCCAAGGGCGACCCCGGCGGTGACTGGAGCACGTTCACGCAGAAGATGGCCGACTACTGCCGTCAGGATGTGGTCGTGAACTGCAAGGTCTACCGCGTACTAGAGTCTCGCCTCCCTGAGGGGGACTGCACTCTCTGGGAGTCCCGCTTCGCGGAGTGGTGTGAGCGCATTGGCCGTACGGGTGTACAACTGGACCGCAAGGTCGCCACGGCGCTCCTGCGACACCTGGAGGACCGTAAGGCCGAGCTTGAGGACGAGATCAAGGATGTCTTCCCGCCGAAGTTCGTGCGCCACAAGCCGTATCCCAACGGCAAACCCCGTCTGGTCCAGTGCAAGTACCGGAACGAGAAGTGCGAGGACAAGATGATCCCGTTCAACCCCGGGTCGCGGATGCAGCTCGCTCGCAGGCTCTCCGATCAGTACGGGTGGGTACCGAAGGAGCTTACCGCCAAAGGTAACCCGGCTCTCCACGAGGCTGCGCTGATGGACGTAGCGAAGATGTACCCGGTAGCCGCGAAGGTTGCCGAGTACCACATCCTCAAGGCGCGGATCGGTGTTCTCCAAGACGGCGACCAGGCCTACTTCCGGCTCTGCGACGAGAACGATGTCCTGCACGGTCGCACGCTTCACAGCGGCACTGTGACGGGACGCTGCGCCCACTCACGCCCCAACGTCGGCAACGTGACCTCTTCGCGTAAGCCGTACGGTGCTGAGATGCGCTCTATCTTCATCCCGTTCAAGGGGTACATCCAGGCCGGCTTCGACGCCGATGGTCTGGAGCTGAGGATGCTTGCCAACCGGCTGGCACCCTATGACGGTGGGGCCTACGCGCGAGCTGTCCACTCCGGCAAGAAGGAGGAGGGCACCGATGTCCACACCATGCACGCCCAGGCGATCTCTGAGATCTTCGAGGTGAACAGGAGCGACGGGAAGCAAATTTCCTACGCCTTCCTCTACGGTGGGGGGAACAAAATGCTAGGCCGCTTGGCTGGCGGCGGTGCCAAGAAGGGTGCCGCCATCCGCAGGGCTCTCATCCAGAAGATCAGTGGCATGGATCTGCTGCAAGACGAGCTGGCCGCTGCGTTCAAGCGGGGCCATGTCACCTCCCTCCTGGGGCAGCGCATCGGCATCCGGCACGAGCACGCTGTCCTCAACTCCCAACTCCAGAGCGACGGCGCGGCGGTCATGAAGATCATCCCCGTGGTGCTGGAGCGGTTCCTGAAGGAGGAAGGGGTCGGTACTGGCACTGGCTGGATCCCCTCCCTCCACGTTCATGACGAGGTACAGGGGTCCCTGCGCCCCGGCCTGCAAGAAGCATTCAAGCGAGCGGTTGACAAAGCCTTCGCATTCACCCAAGATCTCCTCAACGTACAGGTGCCCCTCGTGGGCGGCGCTGAATTCGGCTCCTCCTGGGCGCAAACCCACTGATTCCATGACCTACTCAATCCTTATCGACGCGGACGAACTCCTGTTCCGCGCCTGTGCCGCAGCCGAGCACGATATGCCCATCGGGGACAACCACGTGCTCATGTCGGACTTCGGCACGGCTATGCGGATCTTCTGCGACCAGGAAGCCAAGATCTGCGACGCTGTGGACGCCTCGTCCGTGACGATGGCTCTGTCCTCCAAAACCAACTTCCGAAAGGATGTCCTCCCGACCTACAAGGCCAACCGCAAGGACTCCCGTAAGCCCCTGGCGTACTCCCGCCTGGTTGATTGGGTCCGCGAGGAGTACACGGTCATCGAGATGGACGGCCTGGAGGCCGATGACGTTCTGGGCATCCACAGCCCGGATTTCGACTACATCGCAGCCTCGGACAAGGACCTGCTGACGATCCCGGCCAAGGTCTACAGCCAGCTCAAGGACACCATCACGGACGTATCCCCTGCGATGGCTAACTACAACTGGCTCCTCCAGGCCCTGGTGGGGGACCGCGTTGACGGGTACGCAGGGTGCCCCGGAGCGGGACCAGTCAAGTCCAAGGCCATCCTGGAGCGCGTCACGGCCATCCCTGGCGAGGTCTGTGGATCGGAGCTTCACGGGGCCTGGGAGGCTGTGGTCGAGGCCTACGAGGCCAAGGATCTGACAGCCGAGGACGCCCTCCAGCAGGCTCGCGTGGCTCGCATCCTGCGCCCCCTGGACTGGGATTTTGACGCCTGTAAGCCCATTTTGTGGACCCCTTGAACTTGGGGTGTCACTACTAGAGGAAACCCTAAATGAACAAGGACATCGTAAAAACCATCATCGAGGACGCCCAGGGTCGCTTCCCCACCCGAGGGGTCTCAGAGCGCCTAGACGGCTCCGACGACCCCACCGGCCTCCTGCCCGTGATTATGCGGGACGCGGGGCGGTCAGAGGTTCTGGAGTTCTTCATCTCCCGGCTTACGGGGGAGTACGACATCCGCTTTGACACCCCTGTGGAGGCCGCCGCGCCGAGGGGACCCATCCCCGTTGACCAGTACCTAGGAGGTGCTTGATGTGCGGAAAAACCCCTAAGCCCCCGTCAATCCGAGAGATCCCCAAAGCCCCGGCACCTGCCGAGTCTGCGGTGCGGGTCCAGGAGACGATGGAGGCCACCGAGCAGGCCAGGGCAGGAGCGGCCCGCCAGACCATGTCCAGGTTCGATGTGAGGCTCCCCTCCAACTTCGACATCCCACGATGAAGACCTGCTTCGTCTGCCACGAGGCCCGCCCGCTGGAGGATTTCCACCGGGACGCGAGCAAGTCAGACGGACGACGACGCACCTGTAAGCCATGCCGCGCCTTGAGTTCCCGTTGGGAGAAACTTGAGGCGCGGTATTCTCTGTCTCGGGAGGAGTTCTATGCGCTCCTCGATGAGCAGGGCGGGCGCTGCGCGATCTGTCTGACCCACCTGCCGAAAGGCACAGCCGTCGTAGACCACTGCCACGAAACCGGCGTGGTCCGGGGTCTTTTGTGTACCCCATGTAATCTCGGCCTTGGTCATTTCAAGGACGGGCGCGAACCTTTCCTCTTCGATCAGGCCCGAGCCTACGTCACCAAATGAACCCCTCCACACTACAGACCCAGTACCGCCTGCTTGAGCAGTCGCGCTGGGAGTTCCTCGAAGCCGGCCATAAGTGCTCTGTCCTGACGATCCCGTCAGTGCAGCCGCGCGAGAATATGAGCCGCACCGAGCTGCCCAACAACTTCCAATCGGTTGGAGCCCGGGGCGTAAACAACCTCAGCTCCAAGCTGATGCTTAGCCTCTTCCCCCCGACTCTGCCCTTCATGCGCCTCGAAATGAGCCCCGCAGCTAAGGCGGAGATCGTGGCCGAGAGTGGTGAGGAGTCCGCCAAGGTTGTCTCAGAGATCGAAGCCTCCCTTCAGCTTCTGGAGCAGCAGGCTCTCTCCGAGTTCGACACGGACGGCTGGCGCCCCGCCCTCGCTGAGGCCATGCGCCTCCTGGTCGTGACGGGCAACGCCCTCATCTACGACCGTCCGGGCGGCAAGTCCCCTGTGACTGCGGATCTGCGACACTACGTAGTGGACCGCGACCCGGACAACCGCCTCCGCGCGGTCATCCTGCGCCAAGGTATTGGGCGGGAGGACGCCGAGGAGCGCCTGGGTCACACCCTCACGCGCGAGCAGATGGCCTCCACGGCCTCCGATGTCGCCACGGAAGGCGGTGCCAACAAGGACGTTCTGGACCTCTACACCGGAGCCCGGCGTACCTCTACGGGTCGCTTTGAGTTCTGGCAGGAGATCGCAGGGGAGCCCGTCGAGGGCACCTTGCGTACCGTGTCCGAGGACGACCTCCCGCTGATGCCTCTCCAGTTCTGCCCGATCTACGGCTACTCCTACGGTCGTGGGTTCGTCGAGGATGTGCAAGGGGACCTCCTGGTCCTTGAGCAGATCTCCCGAGCCCTGGCTGAGGCTGCGCTGGTGATGAGCAAGGTTATCTTCCTTGCCCGCCCCGGCTCTGCCACGAAGCCTGCCGCTATCGCCAAAGCCCCCAACGGCTCTGTGCGTGTCGGCGACCCCGAGGATATTGGGGCCGTCCAGGCGAACAAGGGCGGTGACCTGATGGTCGCCTACCAGAAGCAGAACGACATCGCCCTGTCCCTTAGCAAGGCCTTCCTCCTGAACTCTTCCGTCCAGCGGGCGGGTGAGCGCGTGACCTCTGAGGAGATCCGCTATGTGGCTCAGGAGCTTGAGGACGCGCTGGGTAACACCTACGCGGCTCTCGCCCAGACCGTGCAGCGACCCATCGTCATGTACCTGTTCAACCGGATTCGCAAGACGATCCCCGGTATCCCGAAAGAAATTCAGCCCGTGATCGCCACGGGTCTTGAGGCCATCAGCCGTAACCACACGGCTATGCGTATCCAGCAGTTCCTGGGCGCTCTTCAACAGAGCATCCCGCCGGACCAACTGGTTGACTACGTTCGATTCGAGGCAGTGGCCGCTGATATGGCGACCGCCCTCAACCTACCCAAAGACCAATACCTCCGAACTCCTGAGGAACTCGCGGCGATC